GCCGACGATGTCGACCCGGACCTGAAGCAGTTCCAAGATCCGCTTCTTCTCCATGGTGTCGAGATCCTGGACGTTCTCGCCGATCCGGTCGATGACCGAGCGCATGCCCTGCGCCTTCTCCTCCTTGTGCTCGGCCTCCTCCAGCCACTCCGTGATGCGCTCCTGCTCCTGGCGGAGCTCCTTCACCTTGGCGGCGATCTCCTCCTTCAGCTCGTCGACCAGCTTCTGGTCCTCCTCGTCGTCTTCGTCGAGGGCGGCGACGAGCAGTGCGATCTTCTTGCGTCGGGTGGCCTGGAGTTTGTTCAGCTTGGCGTCGATCTCTTGCAGGCGGGCGCGGTAGGACTCTGCGCGGTCGGGGACGGAGCCCAGCCACTCGTCGACGAGCCCCATGATCTCGGCGGGGTCCGACAGGAGCTTGGCGACCTCGTCCCAGACGTACCCCTCGGTCTCCTTGCCGGGTATCTGCTTGCAGGTGTGCCCCTCGGCGATGGTGGCCGGGTTCGAGCACCGGTAGATCACGTCGTCCTGCTGCGAGCGGGCCACGCCGTACCGAGAGTGGCCGCACTCGCTCACCAGGTGCCCGGAGAGCAGGTGATTGCTGTACGTGGTCCGAGGGGCGCCCTTCATGTCCTCCAGGGTGGCTTCCAGGGCCTTGCGGCGGGCCTCGTTCTCGAAGAGCGGGGGCAGCTCCAGTCGGTAGGAGGTGGTGACCTCCTCGCCGTCCTCGTTCTGGCCGGAGAAGGCGAAGTCGACGTATCCGCGGACGGCCAGGCGCATACGGAGGATCAGGTTGTTGCCCTCCCAGAGCTTGCCCGTGCGGGTCCGGTGGCCGGCCTCGTTCATCTCCTTGGCGGCCTCTCCTCGGGACAGCTTCCGGTCAAGCGCCAGCTTGGCGAACATCTCGACCTGTTCGAGCTCGTCCGGGTTGACGACGGGCTCGCCGTCCTCGTCGAGCATGTAGCCGTAGGGCGGCGTGCCGCTGGCCCACCCTCCCCCGGAGATCTTCTTGATCCGGCCGCCCATCGTGCGTTCCAGGATCAGCGCGTGCTCGACCTCGGCCATGTACGCCAGGAGGGAGAGCTGAATCCCGAACATGTCGTCGTCGGAGTCGATGCGTCCGTCAGCGGTGGCGACGCGGACGCCGAAGTCGGTGACGTCGTAGACCCAGCGGTGGATGTTGCGCATCGTGCGGCCGATGCGGTCCAGCTTGGCGAAGACGACCACGTCAATGAGGCGGGCCTCGATGTCGGCCGTCAGGCGGTCCAGGTTCTCGCGGTGTGCAAGTTTGCCGGACACTCCCCCGTCGCAGTAGACGTCCACGATGGTGTGCGGGGTGTTCTTCAGTTGGTAGTCGACCCATGCGCGGCATCGCTCGTCTTGCACATCGAGGCCGTAACCGTCGAGCTGCTTGGATGTGGATACGCGCAGGTAGATGGCCACGCGGAGCACCTTGCGCTGTCGCGGCAGGGCCTTCTTGCTCATGGTCTCCCTCTCTTGACTGCATCTGGATACGTCGAAGCCCCCCGAATCAGGAGACTCGGGGGGCGTGGGGGCGCCGTGTGTGTAACTGTACCTTCCTCAGTCCTTTCGTGCCATCGGCCCGAGGAGGATGCGGGCGAGGCGTTCCCGCTCGGCGGGGGTCCACTTGGTCTTGCGCCACTCGACGCTCACGATGGGGCTCTCGTTCACGGTGCCACCCGCTTGTTCCTGTTGAAGGCGGCGTAGGTGAGGGGCATCTGCTCGGCGAGGTGGTCTTCCATCCGCTCGGCGACCATCTCGATCTCGCGTTGCGGGAAGCTGGGGTGCGCGGCGATCGCGCTCTGGGTACGCAGTCCGAGGAAGTGCATCAGGCTGCGCGCGTTGCACGTCACGTAGTACGAGGTGAAGATGCCCACCGGCAGCACCATGCGGGCTACCTCGCGGGCGACGCCTGCGTCGAGCATGCCCTGGTAGGCGTCGTACGCCTCGGTGTAGGCGCTGGTCATGTAGGCGGACATGCAGTCGTACTGGCCAGCGTTGCCGGACTCGAAGACGTAGGCGCCGGGCTTGCCGACCTGGACCAGGTTGCGCCCCTGGTCGGGGACGTAGAAGACGGGCGCCAGTTCCTTGTAGCGTCCACTCTCCTCGTTGTACGAGTGGCCGGCGCGGTGACGCATGTGCTCGCGGGCCACGAACAGCGGGGCCTCGACGTAGAAGGTGAACGAGGTGTGCTCGAAGGGGCTGCCGTGCCGGTCCCGCATCAGGTAGTTGATCAGGCCCTGGTCTCGGGTCAGGTCGACGACGCGGTCGTGGCTGGCGCCCACGGTGCTGACGCGGGCCGCGGTGGCTACGTCGGAGTCAGTGGCGCTGGCCTTGACGAGCTCGACGGTGACGTCGTCGCGTGTCTGGATCTTGGTCATGCTGCGGGGGTCTCCTCGTCGTCGTACATGTAGAGCTCGTTCACGTGGTGCACCTTCGTGCCGTACTTCCATTCCAGGCGCCTGAGTTCTGAGCGGAGGCGGTCAGCCTCCCGACTCAGGCCGAGGCCGGTGTGGAACACCCGCTTGGGTTCGCGTCCGTTGAGTCGGCCGAAGGCGGCGACCCCGTGCAGGGTGTAGACGTTGTTGCGGTTGAACTCGGGGTAGATGCGGGCCTGGTGGAAGCCGTAGACGATGAGGATGTCCTCGTCTGTGACCGGTTCGAGCGGTCCGATGTGCAGCGACACTTACACAGCCTCCCCGAGGTGAGACAGGGCCTCATGCAGGGCCTTGACGGTGACGGTTTCCTTCTGGTCTCGGCTGGCGTGTTCCTGGCGGAGCACCTGGTTCTCGTTGACGAGCTGCTGCACTCCTTCGAGTACCCGCGCCATGTTCCGCGGGCTCCAGACGTTGCCGTCCAGCGGGCGGATGAACGCGGAGCTCAGCTCTACTCCAACCGCCTTCGCGATGCGGGCCACGACGTCGCGCGCCTCCCCGCCCTGCTCGTTCTGCCTGTACGCGGCGTCGCAGTGGCCGGCGCGGCACAGCTCGACCTCTCGGACGATGTCAGCCAGGTCTCCGGCCAGTCCGCCCACCTTGGGCGCCGGCTCGGCCTCCTGGCGCTCGATCTCGGCGGCCTTCAGGTAGTCCAGCGGCCCCTCGAAGACGATCGACTCCGCCTTGATGGCCTCGACGTTCAGCTCGCCTGCGTTCCGCGTCTCCTCCGCGATGCGCTGGCCCTCAGCGATCCAGTCCCATCCGTTACTCACTTCGCTACCTCCTTGATTCGGTTCTCGTACGACGATCGGGACTCGGACGTCAGGTGGTAACCACCCTCGTCGCACTGGTACCAGCGGGACTCCACCTTCAGCCCGCGCATGGTGCCGCGCGCCTCGCCCTGTCGGCTCCGCTTGGCTCGGGCCCGGCCGAGCGCCTTCTCTGCGTCTCGTTCAGTCAGAAACCCCCGCTTGCCACCGCAAGGGCAGCTCCTCCACTCACAGCTCATTGATGTTCTTCGCCGTTCCCTTCCGTGCTGTCGTCTTCGCCTTGGCCTTCAGGCTCGGGTCGTCCTTCCTGAACTTGTCACAGTTGCACGCCTCCAGATGGCACTTGCCGCGGCTTGCGCCGTCGACCGCGTGGGTCCAGGGTGCGTGTCCACACTCGGGGTTCCAGCAGTAGCCCGGCCACCCGTCCTTCTTGCCGTCGTGGTTGGCGAGCATGATCCCCGACGATGTCAGGGGTACTACCTTGCCGGTGCCTCCGAAGCTCATCTTCTTGGCGAAGGCTTCCGCCTCAGCGACGGCGCCGAAGGGCCCGAAGTTCAGGCCCTTGCTGCCGTCCGCCCAGGTGTGCACCATCGCGAACAGGTCCCGCATCTGGAGCATGTCCCCGACCTCCTTGATCACAGCCTTGGCCAGTTGCTCCGGGCTGTCGAAGGTGGGGTCTTCCAGGATGTCGACCACCTTCTTGATCTCATGGGCTCGGGGGGTGATCCTCACTCCCGACCTCCTCTCTCGATGACCCGCACTCCCCAACGCCGGGCGTTGACGTAGGCGATCATGTTCTGCGTCGCCGTCTTGCTTGGGCTGTACCAGTCGCCGCCTCGCTTGAAGAGGGGCGTGTCTCGCTTGTCCTGGATCTCGATCTCCGTGCCGTCAGGCAGTTCATCGAGCTCTCGGATCGTTCTGATGGTCACAGTATCACACGCTCACACTTGCACAAGTTCGGCGACGCCGTGCAACTTGGTGTGCAGGTCATGTACCGACCCGTCGTTGATCAGGACGTGATCGAAGGGCCAGTCGTCGAGCGCGGTCTCGCTGATGTGGGCTCGCCCGTACTTGTCCTTGGTCGGGCCGACGTTCGGCCTCTCCACCCGGATCATCACGCCACCCCGCTTGGCGATGGCTTCCGCCTCGTTGGGGAATCGGACGTCCGTCACCACCAGGCCCGGAGCGTCAGCGTGCGAGGCGAACAGAGCCTCCACCCACACGTCATCACCGAGCACGCGCCGGCCAGCCTCTGTGCCCGTGCGCTGGAGTAGGGACCGGACCTCGGGGTACGTCGTCTTGGCGTAGTCCCACCCGGTCTGGTCGACCAGCCTTCGCAGGCGCAGGCTCCCGGCACCGTAGTGCCCAGGGATCAGGGGGTTCACCGCGTACAGGAAGTCCTTCAGCTTGTCGGCGAAGGCTGCCTGCCTCCAGCCTCTCTCGATCAAGGCGTTGGCCGCCTCGTCCTTGCCGGACCTCGCGTACCCGCTGAGCCCGACGATCAGTTGGTCACTCACGCGGCGACCTCGAAGTAGAACTCCTGGTTCAGGTCGGCCGCCTTGACGAGCTCGCCCTCCAGGCCCACGAGCGCACGCTCCGCGGTGATCGCGACCGAGGGGACGCGCGCCCTGCCTTCGATGAACGAGATGCCCAGGTCAGTGATCGACCACCTCTGCTCCTGCTCGCGCTTGGCCAGCCCGAACCAGGCCAGCTTGGCGAACACCGCGTACTCAGCGTTGGTGAGGTTGAGCTCCTCCCGCTTCAGTGCCTGCCCGCCCTGGAGGTACAGCTTGCCGAGGCCCGAGACCTCGTTCTTGCCGATGCGGCTGCGCTTCTGCACTGTCGTGCTCCTCTCGTCATGGCTGCCTTCGTCAGGAGGTGGGCACCACCCCACCCCGACCGCACTGGCTGTGCGGTTTCGGCACGCGTCACTTACGCATCAGTCGGAGTGCTCTCGAAGTAGTGCTCGTCGATGGGTCCGCCTCGCTTGAACGCCCCGACCTTGAGCACCTGGACGCTGACCTTGCCGTTGTCCCAGTGGGTCCGACCGAAGGCGTACTTCGTGCCATTGATCGTGCGGGTGAAGAACTCCTGCGTGTAGGCAGGGTGGTGCCGCCAGGCTTCTCGCCGGGACGTGCTCTCGTCTTCCCGCGGCCCGATGGTGAACGTCATCTCTTGGTCCTCTCGTGGCTGGCTCATCAGCGACCGGGGACCACCCGGCCGGACCTCCTCCCGGAGGTTTCGCCTTGTCACACATGCACAGTCAGGACGTTTCGCGGAACCCGTCGAAGCAGTAGATGTACGAGGTGTCGCCGACCTGCGCCCAGCACAGGCGGTGTCCGAATACCGTGCCCCAGTACTCGCGGTGCGCGGCCTTGTTCTGCTTGGCCCACGCCTGGCGCTTGGCCGGGTCGTTCAGCTTCGGGTCCAGGTATGTCACGTTGCCAGCGCGGTCGACGTAGTACGAGTAGCCCTTGCCGTTGCCTCTCTTGGCCGCGTCCCAGTAGCAGTTCCGGGAGTCTCCGTCCTCAGCGCACGGCTTGGTCGGGATGTGGAACACGGGCACGTACTTCACCTGGGCGGGCAGCGTCACGCGCTTGGCGTCCGAGGCGGAGGCCGGCGAGTTCCAGGTCAGCGAGCCCAGCAGGGCGAGGGCGAGGAACGTCAGGACGTATCGGGCTGCGGTCTTCATGGGGTGTCTCCTTCAGGGTGATCTCCCCCGTGCGGGGAGGCTGGGGCTTGGGGGGAAGCGCGTACCGGTAGGCGGTCAGCTTGGGTATCTCGTGCGGCTCGGCGACGCCGTTCGCTACGGCCACCGCGTACACCTCGGCGAACAGGGCGACCGACTGCTTGATGATGTCGCTGTAACTCAGGCCGGTCGGTGCCAGCGTCTCGATGTGGCGGGCCAGCTCCTTGTCGACCCGCGCACTCAACTGCCGGGGCAGGTCCGTCATGCCGTGGCCAGCTCCCCCAGCATCTCGTCGGCGAACTCAGTGATCCCGCCCTCGGCGGTGAGGTAGCCGTAGTGGATGAGCTCATTGGCCGTGCGTCCGTAGGAACCCTGGAGCGTCCACGCCATGCCGCTCTTGACCAGCAGGCCGAACAGCTCCAGCGTCTCCCTCGCGTCGAGCGCGCCCTCTTCGTAGGTGATCAGGTCGATCGCGATGTCCTTCATGCGGCTCACTTGGAGCCCTCCTCGATCTCGGTGAGCAGTGCGGTGGCAAGGCGGAACCCGATGAAGAACAGGGCCAGGTCAGCGTGTCCTTCAGGGGTGTCCGGGCTGGGCCGTCCGAACTCGGTGACGTTCTCCTTGTAGGCGCTCAGGTCCACGAACCGGCGCCACTTCACTCCGGGCTCGGCCCCGCTACCGATGTCGGCGGCGGCGTCCTGGATGGCCTCGCGGTAGGGGGCCACCTCCCCGCACTCCTTGACCAGGTCGACCACCTTGTCCCGCACGAGGGCGAGGAAGTCGGCACCCTCACTCACTCGCGAGTCGGGCTCGGCGCACTGGGCGAGGCGGGCCAGGGTCGGCGGGTCGTAGTGGTTGATCCGTTCTATGACATCCATCGGTCACACCTTCACATTGGTTGGCTCTTCAGGAAGGGAGATCCACTCCCCCCGACCACCCCTCCGGGTGGTTTCGCCTTGATGTGGTCACAGTATCACAGGTGCGCAGGTTGCACATTACCTTCAGCCGTAACGGACCTCCTCCAGGGCAGCCACCTGGACGATCACGTCGGCAGCGTCGGCGTCGATGTGCGAGAGGTCGATCCCGTCCTTCTCGTCCCGGTCGATCCAGGACTGGACGACGTACCCGTGCAGCGTGCGGTTGACCAGCGTCTGGTCCA